GTATCAGCTGTTGTAGCACCTGTACCGCCTTGTGCTATTGCTAATGCAGTTGTCAAAGTTAATGAGGACATGTGGGTGACTGCATCTACAACATTAGTGCCATTATTAAATAATAGCATAGCCTTACCTGTTGGAACTGCAATCCCCGTACCTGTTGAGTTTTTTACCGTAATTGCATCGGCTACTCCATTATTAACAAGGTAGAATTTTTCAATCGCTGGAACAATTAAGTTCTGCGCTCCGCCTGACGTACCTGTTAAGTTGAGCCTTAAATTACGCGCTGTTTGAGTTGCGTTAGTGTCTGTTAAAGTAAGCGTTACTGTGCCACTTGCAAAGGTAACATCGGCAGAGCCTGTAATGGCCTCTTGAATAGCTGTTCCTAAGTTTGTATTGGTGGTATTACCCCATGTACCTGACTGTTCGCCGGTGCCAATTAACTCAAATTTTAAATCTGAATATGTGCTTGCCATTTTTTCTTATCCTTATGTTACTATCGATGTCCAATTTGGTGTCTGACTAGTGTTTATTATAACCCAATTTGGCGTTTGACTCGTACCAATTATAACCCAGTTTGGGTTTTTCATAATAGGGACGTATCCCAATATATATAATGCACCTTGCGCGGGTGTTATTACTGTTCCTATTACTGCCCCTGGTGCTACACCTACTACTACTAATGCTCCTACACTAGGTGTTATCCTTGCATCTACTATTGTACTTGGTGCTACACCTGCTAAAGCTAACACCCCTACACCCGGAGTTATTATTGTTCCTTCAGTAACACTCGGTGCTGCTCCAACTAATGCTAAAGCTCCTACACTTGGGGTTATTACCGTTCCTCTTAATATACTCGGTGCGATTCCTGTTGCTACTAACGCTCCGGTAGGTACTTCTGCAAACCTGCCTATTACTCTAAGTGGTGCTATTCCAGCCAGTGTTACTGTACCTACACTAGGTGTTATTATTTTACCTTCCACTACAGTCGGGGCAATTCCCGCTAATGCTAAAGCTCCTACACTAGGAATTACCAGAACGCCTACATTAGTATTAGGTGCTATTCCAGCTAATGTTAGCGCTCCTACACTAGGAGTTATTACTGTGCTTCTAACTAAACTAGGTGCTATACCTGCTAAAGCTAACGCTCCTACACTAGGAGTTATTACTGTGCTTCTAACTAAACTAGGTGCTATTCCAGCTAATGTTAGCGCTCCTACACTAGGAGTTATTACTGTGCTTCTAACTAAACTAGGTGCTACCCCTAATAAGGTTACAGCCCCGGTTACCAGCGTTATTACGTCTCCTTCACCCCATGGACCAGAGCTCCAGGTATTTCGTCCCCAGCCGGTAGCCATTACTAGCTCCTTAAGTTAAGGTGAATATGCCAGTAGCAGCAGGTAATACGGTTAAAGTATTAGGTGAAGTTACAGTAAACTGAGCACTCGATAACTGACAGAAACATAATAGTTTCCCAGCAGATACTCCAGTAGAGTTACGTAAAATTGCATACCTAATGTTGGTTAATGATGCACCTGAAGCAGTAAATGCTAATCCTACGGCTGACATCGTATATTTTAGTTGTTTAGCTGAAGCGCCTACTGTCCATTGAGCTGTCGCTGGTACTAAGTCTTTACCGCCTGTAGTATATCCACCCGTAGCTGCAATTTCGCTAGTGACTGACGCATAAGTACTCAGTGTAAACGTTGACGCATTACTCGATGTTTCAGCCAAAACCATTTTAAACACCCCGGCACCTAACGTAATGGTACCATTACCTATATATTTTTTGGCACTGTTGTATAGTTGCCATTGTGTTGCTGCCATGTTAAATCTCCTTAATATCGGCGTATGACGCGCCTGATTCTAAAATATGATGTAATAACCCACCATAGACCGCTAACTCAATTTCATCCCCTAACATTTTAATTAGGTCTATAAACTCTTGGGCTTGCGATACCATCCAAGGGTTACAGTTAAATATTTTACCGCTCACGTTTACGGGCATTACTAACTGTCCATCATTTTCTACTTGTTCATATGCGTGATGCTTGTTGTCTTCACCTAAACACGAATCACACCCAAATAGATGGAAGCGCTTAAATCCTAATGTTCTAAACAAAGGTATTGCTCTTAAAAGAACTGTTGATCCCCCTGGTATAGGCCACCATTGTTCATATTGCTTGTCTAGCATTTCTCGTAGCATTTCAGCTTGTGTGTGCCATATATAAGTTCTATCTTTCGGTAGACCTTTAAATACACTAGGATGACACTGTGAAGCTATAAAATACTTACAGTCTTCAACTACAGACTCTATAAATCTAGCATTAAATTCGCGTGCATCTACCATGACCATAGCAGACGGGGTTAAACCATTATCTAAACACCATTTATAGGCATTGTTAATAGTTATAAGTTTAACACCATTATGCCTCAATTCCTTTATTTTTTCAACATGTTGTGGTAGAGAGGGCCCTCCGCCTACAATCATTACTTCAATATCGTTAGTTGGATGAGGTTCTACCTGCAAAAAACCTTGTTTTATATTATGAGCCACATTCTTTTTTATCTGCTCATTCTCGGTATTAACAACCCCGGCATCCACAACATCAGTACCACTTAACCAATTACTCACGTAAAACAAACATGTATTCTCGGTTTCTTGTGACCAATGTATTACACAATCTTTTTCTTTAAACTTCTGTAGCCACCATTTGTAAGGGTGTACACTTAAATGCAATTTATGTCCTATTAAAACACCACAAATATCATCTACGGTAGATATTTGAAAGAACACATGCTGACACGCAGCTAAACAATTATCTATCACTCGATCAACATGATGAGGTCTAATATGTTCCATTACATCAGTGCAATATCCGTATGCCGCTTTAACAGGTAGTGGTTCTGATAAATCTGCTTCCACAAACCTTATGGCATGCTTCTGCGTTTCTAACATAGGGACTATATCAGCATCTAAACAATTGCCTGCAAAGTCCACCATGGTGACATCCATACCACCAAAGAATGCAAGGTTTAATCCTCCGCGTCCTGTACCACAACCTAAATCTAAAACAGTAGCTCCTGGCTTAGGTTTAGCTTGTTTTAAAAACTCGTGGGCTATATTTTCACCCGGAGCTACTACTCTATACTCCGGTCTTTCCCACATCATCTTATATAAATCTTTTTCTAAGGGTCTTACATTTGTTACTTTTACTTCTGGTGCATCGGACATTACCGAAGATATTCCTGACATGTTAATCCTTTCTAATTAAATCGTATAAGTGCTGTTGTTGCCGTATTATTAGGCAGTGTAACGGTTAAAGTTTCAGAAGCAATAGTTTTCACCGCTCCAAAATCCAGTACACATACACTATAATTACTAGAACTGCTATTATATATTAAAGCGCCTCTTGTGGAAAATGTTCCCGTCCAAGTAATAGGAGAATCAAAAGTAATATACACTACATTAGCACTATTATCTAGAGTTACTGTGCCTCCAGTAAGTGTGACTCCCCCCGCCGTATACCCCGTACCAACTACTTCGTTCGTAGCGGAGTAAGTAGAAGTGGTTTCATCTAAAGTTGCATCATTCGTATATAAAGCTATTTTAAATACATCGGTTGTAAAATCCATAGTGCCTGACAGCATTTGTGTTTTAAATGTGTTGGTTAATCCTTGTACTATTGATGCCATTATGCAGGCCCCCTACTACCCTTAACGGGTATTCGTGCTTGACCACTTCGGTAAGCATCACGAGTATTTTTGCCTTCACCAAGACGCATAAGTTCTTCCATAGTCTGATTATATCTTTGAGAATAATTTGTAATGGTTTCAGCATCAGATTTTAGATACGTGGCTGCTTCCAACAATGCACCATAAAGTAAAGCGGTAGGGTAATTATCACCCATCCAAGACGTACCACCAGCGGCAGTAGTAATAGACTCAGGATAATAAAAGTAATGAAGCTCAGCACCATAGCCAATATCAGGTGTTGGACCGAGGATAAATGTTGTATCATCAAAGACCGCATAGTATTTAGGTTTTCCATAAAAAGTTGCATCCGTATCGGGAAATGATTCTCTTATAAAGTTAACATCTTTGTTTAAAAGAAAGGTATATTCGTTAGTAGCTGTGTCTATAACAGCTAAACTGTAAGTCGCTAACCAATTTGCAGGAACATTTAAGTATTTATTTGCCGCAGAAATAGTACCTGTATCATTCGCACGGAGATCAGGTAGATTAACGGCATTAAATATTCTATTCTCTGCTTGGGTAATAAACGTGTTTACGTCTACAGTAGGATAAGAATTCTCTGTGTATGATTCAATTGCTGCAACTAGCTCAGTGTACGTCATATTGTGTACCTATTATGTTTACTTAAGTTTTCTTTTGCTCTTAATATCTGCAAATTATTAGGAACATGAAGTCCAGAAATATTCTTTCCTTGCAGGGGTATGATATGGTCCACATGCCACTCTTCTCCTGTCTCTTCTTTTTTCTTCTGTGCTACATTATAGAACTCTTGTATCTTTTTTAAATCTTCTTCAGTTAGCCAACCTGGTGTTCTATTTAGTTTAGCAGCTCTTCTTTTAGCACTTTGTGCAAAATATTTTTCTTTATTATTATAATAGTGAGCTAAACATCGAGCCCGTTCTCTTTCTATATTAGCTTCTCTATAAGCTAAACATCGAGCCCGTTCTCTTTCTATATTAGCTTCTCTATAAGCTTTTGCCCAAGCTTTTTTATTTTCTTTATTGACTTTATTATAAGCCGTAGTTCTAGCTAATACTTTTTCTTTGTTCTTCTCGTAGTAAGCTTTGTGTTCAGCTCTACGCTTATCTTTATTCTTAGCACGCCAAGCTTTTATATAAGCTCTCCTGTCTTCAGGGTTCTTATGTGGCATTAAGCCATAGGCCCTCTAGCAAGTTTGCCTTTTGTAGCTGCACCATTGCCTCTAGTGACTACGCCATCTCGTTTTACATTCTTCTCGGGATAACCTGCTACGTTGGGTACAGGTACGTTCTGTGGTTGTGTGTATTTAGTCATTTCTTTCTCCTAAGTTAATTGTAAATCTTTTATTGCTGCCTTGATTGCATCTTCAGCTAAAACTGAACAATGAATTTTTACAGGCGGTAAAGCTA